AGTTCCAAAGAATTCTTCTAGATCATTTCCCCATGCAGGAGGAACATTATGTGTTTCGTAGATACTTTGTATATCCTTCCAGTGCTGCTCCATCGTTGCCTGAGTCTGGGGTTGGTGGAGCGCGTCCTGTGGTTCAAACTCAGATACAGTTGGAATAGAGTTAAAGTAATCACTCGGAACATGACCGCCCTTTACGAAATCGATGGCTTCATCTTCAGAATGTCCTTGACTCTCAAGTTTTGCAACTTGATCCCACTGCTCTGGAGTCAGACCTGGAGCTTCAGGAATAGATCCCAAGTTCCAATTCTCAGCAGCTTGTTTGTTATGCTTTAACCAACTCTCTTGTCCAGCAGGACTCATACTATCAAAAGTCTGCTTAATAATCTGTGCAGCTTCTTGACTTGGATAATTACCTTCAGCATGATACATCGCCGTTTGGAAGTCAGCGATTTGCTGATAGACAGGTAGAGATGTATTTATTGGTGTAGCGACAGAAGTTGGAACTGGAGGAGTAACCTCAGGAACTCGACCAGATTCATACTGCTGAATAGCAGCGAGTTTCTTTGTCTGTATCTTATCAAGAGGTCTGCCAACCGCAGCTAGTTCTTTGAGAGTCCCTTGCTCGTATGTCGAGATAGGCTGACCCTCATAGGTCGGACCTTCAGCAGGATAGACCTTAGGCTTCTTTGGTTTGATCTTAGGAGGATTGGCGTTCTCGGCCGCCCACTTCGCCTCTTGAATCTGCTGAGGAGTCTGAGGAACTGGAACATCAGGTAGAGTTATTGGTTGACCAGGAACAGGCTTGGACACTCCACCTGGTACATCAGGAGGCATCAAACCTGAGTAGTATCCACCTTTAGGATTCGGTGTATTGGGAGGCGCGAGCTTACCCTGCTGCCAAGGTGTCTTAGCAGGATCTACGTTAGAACCTATTGGAGCAAAACGAGTCTGCCGTGGATCAAATGCTATCGACGGATAATTGCCTGAAGTGTTATAATCCGGGTAATGGATTGCACCGAACTCTACTGTCTGACTTGGCTGATTAAGTGGTGACTGTCCCTTAGCATAACTTCCGCTTGCACCTGTACCAAAATCTGCGCCGTAAGTCGTTCCACCTTCGCCGAGGAGACGATTCAGGCGCCGCACAGAATCCAGAGCTACTGGATCTTGTTTGATTTGTTTATAATGTTGTGCGAGTTTCTCGACAGGAATCTTTCCAGACCTGACGTCTGAATGTTCCATGACATACTTGGCCTGATCTTGCCAAGCCGCCTCGATGGCTTCGATCTTATTCTTATCCTTAACTGGATGAAGAGTCTTAAGAATTACGTCAATATCTTCCCTTGGAACTGGAACATCTACTGTATCGAGAACCTTGACTTCAGGTCCAAAGTCAATAGGCATGTACTTAGCATATGAGCTACCAGTGTAACTTCTATTTGACGTACCTACTGGAGCTTTGCCTGCCTTCTTTGCCGCCTTTGCGGTAGCAGGACTATATGAACTTCCATGACCCCAGCGACCTAGGATGTCACTACTATCAGGAATTCCAAACCCTTCCTTAAGGATCTTCTCAGCATGTGATCCAGAACCTAACTGAGTCGTGAATCCTTCAATGTTTCGAGCTTTCTTGAATAGATTCGGAGGAAGCCACGACATCATGTGTGCAGCTTCTGGTCCTGCACCAAGGGCCGCACCTAGACCAGCAGCTTGAATATGACCAGGAATGAGGTTCGTTGGGTCAGCGACAGCGTTAGCTCCAAATCTCAGAACTTGCTCACCAACCGGAGTGATACCTAGACTCTCAGCAGGCGCGCGTTTGAAGAATTCCTCACCGACGTTAGTAGTCGTTCCGAACGGCTTCTCGTATCCTGACTTGAGACCTTTAGCAGCTTCCCAGGCTACATCGGACATAGGCTTCTTTTCAGAGCCTGTGTTCCTTGGGTCAGTGACATCCATCAATGTACCGAATGCACGACCTGCACTCTCCTCAGATGCACCAAGAACGCCAGCAACTTTACCACCGGCCTGCTTTACAGTCTGCTTGACTGAAGGGACTGCAGCTTTACCTACCTGTTCGCCAACTGACTCAAGTGTAGGAATCCTCTCATACCAAGGTTTTGGCGGAGTTTCAACAGGAAGATTGACGTCAGTAGCATTACGTTTGCGAGGACGATTAGGATCGCTTTGCTCAGACCACCAGTCACGCGCACCCGTAAGTGCGCGAATCGCTCGGTCATATAGACCGTAATCTCTATTCCCCTCAGCCATTTACTTCAACTGTAGGAAGTTTCCCAGCTTTGTCGTAGTCGGCCTGCACGCGCTCCCAATATTCCTTGTTAGCGTTGGGATGTGTTTCGCGTTCCTTCTGCTCTGCTAGTCTTCTCAGCTGAGATATAGAAAGATTGTTTCTGAGTGGTTTCATCTCAGCGTCAGGCTGTTCAGTCTGAGCAGGAGTCTGGCGCGCCCCAGGAACGACCATCGCAAGTAGACTTGCATAACTTTCTCTTTCTGACTTGAGAAGGTTCTGCAAGTCCTCGATGTGCATCCTGTGTGCGACACAACCAGCACAGGACTGTGGAAGAGTATACGTACGAACGAAGAGACTCTTGAACCACTCAAGCAATTTAGAGTCTCCCACGACCGAACAAAAGATACAGGATGAGGATTAGTAAGAGAAGTCCTATTGGGCTGTATCCCCAGCTACGACTGTATGGATACCATGGTCCAATGCCGATTAACAGAATCAGGAGGACGATGATGATCAGCATGTTTACCTCAACGAAAGTTACTCTTTGCTCTACCCCGACGCCACGCATCCCGGACATTCTGTCTCTGTGTGCCTTCGTAGATATGATCTGGATTTATACAGTTCATCACATCGCAATGATGCTGTGCTTGATAGCCCTCCCTTATAGGACGACCAAGAGTTTGCTCTAAAATGTAGCGAGCCTCACAAACTTTCTTTCCAGAGCCCTTTAGCGGCCTGAAATATGTCCTTCCATTCTTACTTGGTGCAAATTTTGAGATAATACAAGATGTATTAGTGGGCGACATAGTAAGGGTAACGACTCCTTCTTGGTCTCTTGTGAAATAACTTGACTGGTCTATCATTATGTCTCTTATCTCTTTCGAGTTTCTCCATTTTTCGGTAGAAACCCGTCATGTTACCGGTCTCTTGTAAATATTGGAGGACAGAATTAAGTCTTTCCCGGTCCTCTGATACTGTAACACTCTGCTCAATCCAGCGATGTATCTCTTTTACAAGATAGCGACACCCGTCGTACGGGTCATCGCCATCGAACTCCATGACGTCTTCCATTCGGGTGTCGTCATAGATGCAGAGCGGGAGAACGTCTTCGAGCGCTCCGAGATCCTTCTCCACGTACATACGTGAGTCTCTGAAGATCTGGAGTTTCGGGAGATTCGTCTCTGGCTTTTCTGGCTCAAAGAGGGATGAGTACTCCCGGAATGCTTTTTCTCCATAAATTCTGAAGATTCGCGCACCAGTCTCAACGTTGAATCCTTCTTTTGGTATGATTCTGGGTGGTTTTGGCTTCCACCTGAGATATTCATGCATTAGCATCTTACCGCTAATGCGATCATTGTCTGCCAATGTGATCTTGAACCTAGCCTCTAGACTAGGGGGGTTCAAAACATCACTGAATTGTTGAAGAATTGACTTAAGATCCCCTTCACGTCGCTTCGCAGAGGGATCAATAACAACTGAATCTATAATTTCGTCTTGTGACAATCTGACGAAGTCAGAAGCCCACTCAACAATCTTGCGATTCTTCTGTCCGTATTGCCTATAAATGAATGTCTGCCCGTTTGGTGCGATTGCTGCCCAGCCTATCCAGGTCATTGCAGCGTGGCCCCAATCAATCCCAACTATACGAGGCCAATATGACGGTATATCAAAGCGATCTATCAAATGTAAAGCGTTATTGGGTTCCCCAGCAAAGTGCTCGAATCTGTACTCATCAAAGACTTGGCCGGTGAATGTCCACCAGTCACCTTCGAGCTTGGCCTTACGTTCCGCAAGTGGTAGAAGTTGGAGTCTGTTGATGTAGTTAGGGTCCGCCTGCATCAAGAACTGATTGTCTGTCAGCTTGGCGGGGATGAAGATTCTGTAGCTTTTGGCTGCTCTGTCAAAGATCTTGGTGTATCCTGCTCTAGCAGGTTCGACAAAGCGACGACGAACCCAAGCATGGCCGACGTTACCAGGGTTAGTAGCACCCCTAACGATTGCAGGTAAAGAAGAATCTGAAGTACGACATCTGGACGTGAGGAAGACGTACTGGAATTCTTCAAACGCCGTGAGTTCATCGAAACCTATGTAGTTGTATTCGGCGGTGTCGTGGGACCTAGCATCTTCAGCGCGCAGCATATAGCTGAACTGAATCCAGGCTCCCGACGGAAATGTCCAGCGATGTTTTGTGTCATTGTAGGTTGCTCCGAAAAGTGGGTAGATGTCTCTCGATCTGGGGATAAGCGACTCTTCCAACTCTGGGAAGGTGCGCCTGAATATGATTCCTTTGAAGAAAGCATTCTGATACCACCCTCGAACAATGGGTAACATCAGAAGGATTTCTGACTTACCTCCACCGGCCGCGCCCCCGTACATCGCCTCAAAGATCGAGTCGGGGATTTTGATGAAGTCCGTTTGCCTTTTGTTAGGCTCCCAGACTTTGTTGCCATCTACTAACTGAAATGGCATTAGACCTTAGCCGTCACCGTAGCTGCGCCAGTCGTGCATCGAATGAATGAGGCTGCGGTGCGCACACCTGCAACAGGTGCAGTCCAGGGACCAGTAATAGTTTGCCCAACTTCACACGCTGGCTCAGTAAAGAGCATACACGCGCGCGCAGGTAGAGCATAGATGACATTTTGCAGGAGGATTGTCGGAACTCCAGCGGGAACACTATAAGTAGGCATTACTTCTTACTCCAAAGTTTTCTTCGGTTCGTCGGAGTCTTATCGACAAACTCCTTTGCGACAGCAGGGTCGATCTTCTGAGGACCCTTCAGTCCACCGTGCGCGGCTGCTTGCATGAAACGATATTGCTTAGCAGACTTGGCAGGCACCTAACTACTCCTTCGGCTGACTACTCCTTCGGTTCGTCGTCAGTAGAGTGCCGGGGGTCGTCGGCCTCGCACTGCTTCCAGCGCGATTGGATCTACTTGGTTTGGATTCGGACCTTGTATCGGTCCTTGAGGAGGTGCTTGCATTGGCATCCGAGGCACACCTCCACCGAGTCCCTGTGGCGCGCCCATCCCAGGCATAGGACCTCGTCCCATCATTCCTGGAGGTCGCATCGGCGGACGAGGACCAGCTAAAGGTCCCGCTCCGCCCGGACCCGCGCCCATCATTCTTCGACGCTGAGGCATCGCAGCATCACCAGGAGGATACATGATTGCTCCTTAAGGAGGATGGGCCTCATTAAAGACCCATCCTTGACTTCGGTTCGTCGTTACCGTCTGGCCTGAGGAACGTTCGGTGATTGAGGAACTGAGCCTCCGCCGCGCACGATCGGAGGCGGAGCATCACCTGTCTGCCAGGTCGTTCCATCCCAGTATGCGTGGCTGTTGTCACCGAGAACTACGTGCTGACCCTCAGTCCACGGAGTCGTCGGGCTGGCTGTACAGGCGCTGAGACCTGCGAGGTCTGCCGCCGGTGTTGCGCCGCTCGGAGTGAAAGAGCCAGGACTTCCCGCTGTCGCGCCTGTCGCGTCGCCCTGTTCTGGAGGAGGGGCTTCACCACCTGCATCGATAACTTCGATTGGAATGGACTGAGGAACCAGAGTCGCAGTCTCACTCGGCGTAGCAGTGGGAGGACCCTCGCCTGAATCGACAGGCTTCCAGACCTGAGCAACCGTTGCTCCACCTTCGCCTTCCTTGCCCTGCATTGAGAAAGCGTCGACGAGCTTCTGCTTGCGCGCCCGTTCAGTGTCGCGTGCCTCACGAGCGTTCGCCACTTCACGCTCGATGTTCTCGTCGGCTTCGGCTTCCTGCTCTGGAGTCATGGGTAGACGGTTCCCGTCATCGAGGCGTCGTGCAATGACACCTCGCTTCAGAGTCTCCCTGAGCAGATTGTCCCAGTTACCCGTACTGAAGTCGAAACCTTCCAACTCCTCGAAAGCGTCCTGCGAAAAAACCGCGTGATGACCTCCGACGCGCATCACGATGTCACCAGGACCTGCCTGGACTTCACCGTGTTTGGTCTTGATGTTCAGCGGCGTCGAGAGGTTGATGAAGATCTCCTGCTTCTTGAGCTTCTGCACGTCCCCCCGCTCCCGAGC